ACCCGTTGACCCTTGGGCCGATCTACCGGGCACCCTCTCCCAGCACCAGCAGCAGTTACGCGAAGAGATGTTCGTCGAGCGCTGCAATGTCACAGAAGAGATGGCCCGCGAGCGGCACAAGGACTTTGACGAGGTGCGCGAGGTGTTTCTGGAGGAAGCGCAGAAGAACCCTCAACTGTTTGCGCAGTTGAGGCAAGAGCGCAACCCGGCTGAGTTTGCTTATCGCGAGGGACTTCGAGTCCGCGAGTTGAAGGATGTGAATGGCGATTTCACCGCCTACAAATCCAAGCTCGAAAAGGACATCGAAGCCCGCGTCCGCGCAGAACTCGAGAGCAAGTACGGCAAGCCCGCACCTGCGGTGCCGACTTCGCTCAATTCCGACTCATCCCCGGCGGTGGCCATGGAGGTCTACCAAGGCCCTCCACCGCTCAACAAGATTTTACGAAATGCTAGGAGCTAGTCATGGCTGATACGATTGTCCCCAGTAACCTACGGGTTAAACAGTGGGACGATAACTACTTCGTCGAGTACATCCGCGGGAACCGACTCGCGCGATACATGGGCACCGATGAGAACTCCATCGTCCAGGTGAAGGAAGTTCTCACCAAGAAGCCCGGCGACACCATCTACTTCGAATTGATCAACCGCCTTGCCGGCGCCGGCAAGAAGAATAACCAGACCCTGCAGGGGTTTGAGGAAGATCTGAGTCAGCGTTCCTGGCCACTCACCATCAATCTCTATCGCCATGGTGTCGTGGTGGCGGAGTACGAAGAGCAGGCCACCGCAGTCGATCTGCGCAATGCAGGCAAGGCCGTTCTCATGAACTGGTCCTTGGAGCAGACTCGCGATCGATTCATCGCTGCTCTCGCGTCCAAGGATGCGATAGTCGCGGGTGCCGGCGGTAATACCTCTGCGTTCCAGACCACGAATGCCACTGCTCTGGGAACGTGGGTCACGGAGAACAAAGATCGCGTGCTCTTTGGCGCGGCCAACTCCAACTGGTCAGCGACCTTTGCCACGGCATTAGGCAACGTCGATTCGACCAATGACAAGCTGACCGCCTCCGCTGTCTCAGTCATGAAGCGGCTGGCGAAGACTGCCTCTCCGAAGATCCGCCCGATCAAAGTCAACGGCGATGAGGAATGGTATGTGATGTTCGCAGGATCGGAGCCGTTCCGAGACCTCAAGCTCGACACCAACATCGTGCAGTCAAGGCAGTACGCTTTGGAGCGCGGTACGGACAATCCACTGTTCACCGACGGCGATATCATCTGGGACGGCGTGATCGTTCGTGAGATTCCGGAGCTCAGCCAGAACAAATGGCTGGCTTTGGGCGCCTCCTCGATCGACGTCGGGGAAGTCTATCTGTGCGGTGCACAGGCACTCGGTTATGGCCTTGCGCAGCGGTGGAATACCCGTACGCAAGAGATGGACTACAAGACCAAGAATGGCATTGCCATTCAGCAGATCTATGAAGTCGGCAAGATCCAGTTTGGCACTGGTGCGACCGACACCACGACCCCGAAGGACAACGGTGTTCTGACGGGATTCTTCAGCGCCGTCGGCGACGCCTGATCCACCACCATAGGAGACTGACATGACTGCATCTACTGTTGCGGGGGCGGCATCGGCTGCTCACCAGATCCCCAAGCCGTATGAAACCGGCGTCTGCATGAATCCCATGACGGTATCCGTCGCTACTACATCGTTGGACGATGTGGGCGACATCATCGAGTTGGGCTACCTACCGGCGAACTGTACGGTGTTCGGTGTTTTGATCCAGACGACCTCCTTGGCCGCATCTGCATTGGTTTACAAGATCCAGATCGCGGGTTCGGACTTTGTTACTTCCATCACGACCGGGTCCGGTGCGGGGGCAGCCTTCTGGTTTGCCACGGCACCCTTGGTCTTGACGGCGGTCAGCAAGGTCCAGTTGGTCATTACCACGGTGGCGACGACGCCCGCGGCAGGCACGCTGACCTGCACGCCGATCTACTCGAACGGATGATACTCAAGCTGATTGGCGATGAGCCATGGTCTGGAAATTTCCCCGGCTATGGCTCCATCGCTGCGTGTGTGGGCTGGTGCAAGGATGTACCAGCTCCCATTGCAAAGGTCCTACTGAACACCGGGAGATTTAGACGTGTCGATCAATCAGCCGACGATGCGGGATCGGATAGCCCGCAAACTGGGTGTGCTTCCGATCGGCAACAGTCTCTCACCGGAGGACTCGCGCCTGATCAGCGACCATATGCTGGTGGTCCAGGCCAAACTGGAGGATCTGGATCTCGCGCAGATCGACGTCACGGACGGAATCGATGATGCCATTGCCGACATCATCGTGGCGATGGTCGCTTCCACGTTGGTGGACGAATTCCAGCTGGAGGAACCTCGGCGCTCCAAGATCGCAGGAGAGGGCGCTATAGGGCTTCCAGTCGCATCTCCGGCAGAGAGACAGCTCCGCAAGATTCTCGCCCCTACGCGTGTCTCACGGCCGGTCAAGGTTGATTTCTTCTAATGCCACCGCTAGTTTTCGGCACACAATCCTATCAGCATGAGAGCCTGCCGCTGTCCGCTCAACGGATGGTGAACTGCTACCTCGAGCCAGGCCCCCCGGCGGCCAAAACTCCTGCGGCGGTCGTGTGTGCATTTGGCATCGAGGATTATCTGACGGTCGGATCCGGCCCGTTGAGAGCCGGAATCCGGGTCAACAAGATTGTATACGTCGTGTCAGGGACGAACCTGTACCAGATTGTGGAGGATGTTCCGACCTTATGCGGGTCTATCCCAGGCAATGGACCCGTCTTCATGGAGAGTGATGGCACTCACCTGCTCATTGCGGTTGGAGGGCCGACCTACATCTGGAATGGGGTCACACTGACCCAAATCACCGATCCGAACTTCCCTGGATATGTCTGGATGACATATTTGGACGGATACTTCATCGGTGGCGTAGGAGATGGAAAGTTCTACATCAACCATACCGCGTTTGATCCCACCGCATGGAATGCACTGGACTTCGCATCCACGGAATCCGGACCCGATGACATCCTGGGTGCAATTGTTGATCACCGCGAAGTGTTCTTCGGCGGCCGGCAGAAGTTCGAAGTCTGGTACAACTCGGGGTCAGCGGATTTTCCGCTGACTCGGACCGCTTCGGGCTATATGGAGATCGGACTGGCTTCCAAATATGGCCTGGTGAAGTCGGACAACTCCGTATTTTTCCCTGCCTCAGACGGCACGTTTCGGCGCGTGAATGGATACACCCCGGCCCGAATTTCAACCACTGCCATCGAACAGGCGATCGCCAAGATGGCCAATCAGGAATGCATCGGCCATTCCTGGATAGAGAATGGCCATTCGATGGTGGGATGGACCTATGACGAACGTACATTCATCTACGACATTTCGACGCAGCTCTGGCACGAACGCGAAAGCTATGGCATGGATAACTGGCGCGCAGCCTTTGTCCTGCGCGGACCGAATATGACCTATGTGGGGGATGCTCATTCGAACCGACTGGGCATACTCGACTCCAACACCTTCATGGAGTGGGACTCGCAATTGGTCTCCTCGGCAGTCTCACCCTCGACACCCAACGTCCCCCACGCCTCGCTCGAGCTCGAATACGAGACGGGCGTGGGGACGCTCGACGGCCAGGGAGTTAATCCCAAAGTCATGCTCCAGTACTCGGAGGACGGCGGGAGAACCTGGTCGAACGAAATTTGGTTGCCCCTGGGTCAGAGGGGCGATTTCAAGCGCAAGGCGCTCTGCAACCGGCTGGGGAAGCCGCGGTTGGGTAATCGCGTGTATCGCGAATCTGTGTCAGATCCGGTTCGTCGCACTCTAATTCAAGCACTGCTGAACGGTCCCTAATGCCGCTACGTCCGCCGAGCCCGCCGCCGACTGACCAACGCTCGTGGGATCAATGGGCCCGCCAAGTGGCGGTGGTTCCCGATGACGGATCGGTCAATACGCTCACGGTCGCAGATAAAGCGATCACCAACGTAAAGCTGAGAGACAGTTCGCCGGCCAGTGTCATTGGTCGCGTGGCTTCGACCTCAGGTCCTCCGGCTGACATTATATCGTCCGCCGACGGCTTCTTGGTCAATAGAGGAGGGACGCTGGGATTTGGCGTCATTGGGGATTCCGACATCCCAGGATCCATAACCCGGGACTCGGAGCTGACCGCAACGATAACCGCTCTGCAAG